AAAAACCTCAGAAAGCAACGAAGGCGAACTGGCCAGACTCAAGGAACTGTCAGGCATCAAGGAAGACACCAACGATGACCTTATGCAGTGGGCCAAGAAATACTCACAGTACAAGAATCTAGAGGACGACAACCTGATCGAGGCGTTGTATGATTTCGCATTTGATCTGGGCATAACACAATTCATATTCGAAGTCGGCGAACTACAGGCCGCGGAACAGAAACTTGGCAAGAAACAAGAGGACTGGGAAGACGCAGAAATCAATGCCGCAATGGAAATGTCGCCAATATCAAATGGCTTGATAGACGACCTACATAGAATTTTACCAGGCAACGCAGAACTGGAACAAAAACTTGACAGCATCAGAGGCATGCTTGAGAAGGCAGGACTCAAAGAGGACAAGTACCAACCAATGCCAGAGGGTGATGAGTTTGACATAGCGGAGGACGAGGACTTCGAGGAAGTGCTTGGTTCACTAGGTTTCCCAGAAGACGAAACTGAACTGTTTGACGCAGAGTACCAAGGCAGGAAAGTTCCACTTAACAAACCCATGCGTGGTGACTCTAAAAAATTCAAAGTTTATGTAAAAGATCCTAAAACAGGCAATGTTAAAAAAGTTAACTTTGGACACGGTGGTACGAGTGCAAAAAGACCCACGATGAGAATCAGAAAATCGAATCCAAAAGCAAGAAAATCATTCAGAGCACGTCACAACTGTGCGAACCCAGGACCAAAGACCAAAGCAAGATATTGGTCTTGCAGAAAGTGGTAATATGAGAATATACGAAGTTACAGAAAAACACCTACCAGAAGAGAAACAAAAAGGCGTTGACGGTAAGGCTTGTTGGAAAGGCTACAAGAGAATGGGCACAAAGAAAAAAGGTGGCAAGACTGTAGACAACTGCGTTCCAATTAAGAAAAAATAATGAAATTTATAATTGTAAATGGTACACTAAAACCATCTACAGAATCAAAGGCAACATAGAATAATCCAAATACCAATTGACTCTACATTATATTTGTTATATACTTGTTGGATAACAACAGGAGAAACAAATGGCAGTAAGAAACTTCAATGACGCTGAAAAGCAGAAACTAATCCAGATCATTTCCCAAGGCTCACAGGTACTAGGTGAAGTTGAGGATTTAAAAGGTGGATTGAAAGATACAGTAAAAGCAATATCAGAGGAACTAGAATTGAAACCAGCACTTATCAACAAAGCGATATCAGTTGCACACAAGGGCAACTACCAGAACATCGCTGACGAGATGGACACGCTGGAGAGTATACTGAACACGGCCGGCAAACTTTAATGTTGGACAAAGTCAGATCATTCTGGCTTCGTAGTTTTGAAAGTGACCGGACGGCGTTCTATTTTGAACTGGTCAGTTTTATATTCACAGTTGGAGCCAGCCTTACACTAGCGATCACAGCCTCAGACCCAGACATGACAATCGTGTATCCGGGATTTTTGGTAGGAGCACTCACACAATGTTACGCTTCATACAGGAGAGAAGCGGCGTTCGTGATGATGATCACTGGCTACTTCGCAATCATAAATGTCTACGGCTACGGCGTGGCAAGTTACTGGTGGTAGGATGAGTTACATAGACGCACTATTCAAAAAAGATGAGGACAAGATCTACGTCGTAGAACGTGATCCCAAGAAGGGTCGAATATTCACGGAGTACGATGCCAGGTACGTGTTCTACTACGAGGACGCAAGGGGCAAATACAGGTCAATGACTGGTGCACCTTTACAGAGAGTGCAGTGTGCTACCAACAAAGAATTCATAAAAGAACAAAGAATAAGATCCAACAAACAACTGTACGAGAATGATATCAATCCTGTGTTCAGGTGTTTAGAAGAGAACTACTTGGGCAAGGAGACGCCTAAGTTAAATGTTATGTTTTTTGATATTGAAGTAGACTTCGATCCCGATCGAGGTTATTCAACAACAGATGATCCGTTCATGCCCATAACTGCCATAAGTTGTTACATGAGCTGGACGGACCAACTGGTCACATTCGCTGTGCCGCCTAAAACAATCAGCATGGACGATGCAAAAGAACTCACAAAAAGATTTGACAACACTATGTTGTTTGAAAAAGAGAAAGACATGTTAGATGCGTTCCTAGAACTGGTGCAAGACGCAGACATACTGTCAGGTTGGAACAGTGAGGGATATGATATCCCATACACTGTGGGTAGAATACAAAAAGTATTAAGTTCAGACGACACAAGACGTCTTTGTTTCTGGGGTGAAAAACCTAGAAAGAGGGTGTTCGAGAAATATGGCAGGGAGCAGTTGAGTTTTGATCTTGTGGGACGTGTACACTTGGACTTGTTGGAACTATACAGGAAATACACATACGAGGAAAGACACAGTTTCAGACTAGACGCAATAGGTGAACATGAGTTAGATGAGAGGAAAACAGTTTACGAAGGATCTCTCGATAACTTGTACAAGAACGATTTTGGACTGTTTATAGAATACAACAGGCAGGATACTGCACTGTTGGCCAAACTAGAGAAGAAATTGAAGTTCATAGAACTTGCCAATGAGATAGCACACCAGAACACCGTGCTACTACAGACCACAATGGGTGCAGTTGCGGTAACTGAACAGGCAATCGTGAATGAGACACACAGGCGTGGCATGATTGTGCCTGGCAGGAAGTACAAGAAAGATGGTGAGGAGAACCAACCGGCGGCAGGGGCACACGTGGCAACTCCACAAAAAGGAATACACGACTGGATAGGGTCTGTTGACATCAACTCTCTGTATCCAAGTGTTATTAGGGCACTGAACATGGGACCAGAGACCATAGTGGGACAAATTAGGCCAGTGATAACATCAGCGGAGATCAACAGGGCCAAACACGCCAAGAAATCATTTGCGGCGGCCTGGGACAGTCAGTTTGGTAGTTGGGAGTACCAGGCAGTGATGAATCAAGAGAAAGGCACGGAAATAATCGTGGACTGGGAGGACAAGACCAGTGTGCGTATGAGTGCGGCACAACTGTACGAGATCATATATGACGGCAACAACAAATGGATGTTGAGTGCAAATGGTACCATATTCACATACGAGTATGAGGCAATCATTCCAGGTTTGTTGAAGCGTTGGTATGCAGAGAGACAGGACATGCAGAAGAAGATGCGTGAGTGCGGAGACAACGAGATTGAAAGAGAGTACTGGGACAAGAGGCAACTTGTAAAGAAAATTAATCTAAACAGTCTGTATGGTGCGATATTGAATCCAGGCTGTAGATTCTTTGACATAAGGATTGGACAGAGTGTGACACTCACAGGGAGATGTATCACCAAACACATGGCCAGCAAGGTAAATGAGATCGTGGCAGGCAAGTATGATCACAAGGGCGAGAGCGTGGTGTATGGAGACACAGACTCTGTTTACTTCTCGGCATACAAGACACTACAGAAAGAGATCAACGAGGGTGTTATACCATGGACAAAAGACTCAGTTGTGGCACTGTATGATAGGATAGCAGATGAAGTCAACGGATCATTCAAATCATTCATGACCAAAGCATTCCACACACCAAGCACACGTGGAGAAGTCATAGCGGCGGGTAGAGAACTTGTGGCATCAAAAGGATTGTTCATCACAAAGAAGAGATATGCTGTACTCTACTACGACAAAGAAGGTAAACGTGCAGATGTTGACGGCAAGGACGGTAAGATGAAAGCGATGGGACTTGATCTAAAACGTTCAGACACACCTGTTTTCGTACAGGACTTCCTGAGTGACCTACTATACATGGTCCTACAAGGCAAGGACGAAAAGGAAGTACTGGAAAAAATCAGCGAATTCAGGGCGGAGTTCAAATCCAGGCCGGGCTGGGAGAAGGGATCTCCCAAGAGAGCAAACAACATGACCAAGTACACGGCGGCCGAGGAGAAGGCCGGGAGAGCAAACATGCCGGGACACGTGAGGGCCAGCATGAACTGGAACAGGTGTAGGGAGATGTATGGTGACAAATATTCCATGCCAATAACAGATGGTGCTAAAGTGATAGTATGCAAACTAAAACAGAATCCACTGGGCTACACGAGTATCGCATATCCTGTGGACGAGATGCGTATTCCGGAATGGTTCAAGGAACTTCCGTTTGATGGTGATGCCATGGAAGCGACCATACTGGATCAAAAGATAGACAACCTCATAGGTGTATTGGGTTGGGACGTGCAATCCACGGAAACCAGTAACACGTTCAACAAACTATTTGAATTCTAAATACGATTATGTTAAGCATTGAAGAAATAAAATTATTAATTGAAAAACTAGAAAAAGTCAAAAAAGAAGATTTACAAGAGTTGATTGATTCCAATCTCAGGATATTGAAAGATCTTGCTCTGGCCGTTGACGCAAACAACAAACAAATTATTGACAGACTGGACAAAACGCCTGAATGGTATATGAAGGATAGAGAAGAAAAAGTAAAAAATCCAGTAATCGACCCTGTTACTATGAGACAGGTACAAAGTAAGATATTCCAATTCGCAAAGACAAATCTCTATAATAGCCTGGAGATAGGACCAGGTAATGGTATGTTCTCTAAAGACTTTAGATCATGGAGATTAAACTATTTTTTAGATATAACTCATGCCGTTGAGAGACCAATATTACAAAAGTTTAATCCACAGCACCACAAGTACCTAAAATTCTACAAGACTCGTAACACAGAGTGTACAAATATTCCACAAGGAAGTTGCAACTTTGTTTTCAGTTGGGACACATTTGTTTTCTTTACACAACAACATGTGCAACAATACCTACACGACATCAAGCGAGTGCTGATACCCGGTGGCTATGTTTTCATTCAGTATGCAGATTGCCACTATGACATTGAACTGGATCTGGCCAAGAGGGGGTATTGGAACTACAATACCAAAACTGCCATGACACAGATGATCGAGGATGAAGGTTATACAGTTGTAGAAATGAATCAGTTCAGTCCTGGTGCCAGTTATGCCATATTCAAAAAACCTGGTAAACAAAATCCAACAGTTTAC